ATGAGCGTGATTGCGCTGTTTCTCCATCCTGGCGATCTCGCCAAGCAAATACTCTTTGGTGATATCCATTAGGCAGCGTTCGACACCATCAAATAATACGACGTGCCAGACGCGTTCTTGATCGGAATAACGTGCGATACCGCAGCAGCCGACTGAGTAGCGATCATGGCGTTCGGAAGCACAGCAAAGGTCGCGATCGTGCCAGTGCCGCTGTTAGTGCAGCGGAGGTACGAAGCGTTCGTCCAAGTGCCGCCCGAGGCGAAGTCACTGTCGAGTTGGAGCGCGGCCAACGTGCCACCGGGATTCGTCGAAGAACCACCGATCGTCACGCGCAGCGCGTTACCCGCGCCCGAGACCGTGCCCGAACCGTTGATCGAAAGAGAAATGTGGCCACCGTTAACGGTGCCGCCAGTGGCAGCATTAGCCGCCGTGACGCGGGTCAGCCAACGGCCAGTCTCGCCCGAGCCGGTACCGGCAACAGTAAGACGGCTGTAGCTAAGACGAACGTCGCCGGTCGTAGCAGTGGAAGTAACGTAAGAGCTGGAGACATTGCCGGCGGTGTTGACGACCACGGGCGAAGAGTCGGTGCCAGTGACAAAACCGTTTAGGGATTGAACCGGACCACTGAAGGTACTAAGGGCCATTGAATTGTCCTCACATGCGAGTTCGGTGCGGCTGTCTGCATGTCGTCAGCCGGGGAGGCTGTCAGACGCACCGGGTTATCCCCGGAAATTTGACTATACGCGAATAACGTGCATAGAGAAAGGGGGCCTTGCGGCCCCCTTCTCGTCTGCGATTAAGCAGCGCCAGGCGATCCGAAGATGCCACGCGGGTCGCTGAAGCCGAAGCTGTAGCGCTCGCGAGCCTTGTACCGCACGTTGCCGGTGTCGAAGTCGCCCTCGAAACCAGTCTTGATGGCAACACGCTGGAACATCTTCATGCCGTTAGGAGCGTCGGTCTTGATGAACCAAGCGTCCGGGTCGGTCAAGAAGTGGTTCACGGTGTAGCCCTGCGGCACCATGCCCATGTTCTTCACGGCGTTGATGTCGTTATCCGCAGTGCCAACGCGCAGCGTCGACTTGAGGATACGGTCAGCCGTAAACATGAGTTCCTTCGGGATGATGAGCTTCAAGCCTTGAACAGCGATCTTCAGGCCGCGCTCGTCGATGAACGCAGCGATGTCGATCAAAGCCTGCTCAAGCGAGGTCTCGCTCAGGTCAGCAGCCGTGGTGAGCTCGTTCTTCAGGTCCGGACCCGAGAGGGTCGGGTGATCGAGCGCACACAGCGGCTTTCCGTCGCCGCCGATCGAGGTGTCGAACGCGCCGTTGAGCACGCTGGCAGCCTTGATCTGCTTCGTCTGAGCCATCGAACGAGCCAGCGCCTTGGTGTAACGCGCCGAGAGCTTGTCGTAGAGGTTGTCCTCAACGGCTTCCTCGGTGAGCGAAAACGCCAGAGCGACGGTCTCGTGGGTGTAGCGCGAGGTGTAGACTTCCTGCGCCTGGTCGTATGCAACGCCAGCGCCTTCCGTCTTCACCGGAGCTTCACCGAAGCCCGACTCCATGACCTCTTCTTCGAACGCACGATCCGAGGTCTCCACCGAGTAGATCTCGGCGTGCTCGTTCTCGTAGTTCTTGTACTCAAGGCCGAACAGGGCATTCAATCCCGGCTCGAGTTCCTTGACTAATTGTGCACGTGAAATAGCCATTTTTTATGCCCCTATAAATCAGGTTACGGCCTTGACGCCGGTGCTGCCGTACAGGTGCTCGTTGATTTTCACAACGACCACGGCAAAGTTCCCCAGCTCGTTGCCCGGAACATTCCAGAGACCAACGATCTTGAGGTTGAGTGCCGCCGTATCAGCGATGGTGGACGAATCCAATTCCATCGTCGACACGCCCGTGGTGGTGCTGCCGCCCGTTCCAACGACGTCAGCGTTCTTGCCGATATCGGCCTGGACAATGTCCTCGTCGGCCTGGACAATGAACAACTGACTCGGGTCGTCAAGCACGTCGGCAACGATCTTGCCGGAGGTGATGTCGACGCTGCCCGGATAGTAGTTCTTCCAAGTCGGCTTGCCCGTGGTCGGATCGATATAGAAGCAGCCGTTGAAGACGCCCAGCGCCGCAGCGTGCGTAGCCGGAGCGAACTTAACGACATAACCGTTCACGATCGTCACCAGGTCTCCCTGGAAAATCGCACCTGATTGATTGTCCGCAATCTCGTAACCGTACTGCTTCTGGGCTCCAGTCGCAGACAGATTGCCGAGAGGACGGAAACCAAAGGCTTTATCTACGTTTGCCATTTGATTAATCCTCTGAAAAAGTTATTCACTGGTTCCTTTGGAACCGCCGAATGAAACACGGGATCTGCGATTCGGTCGCTCGATGACCATGCTCGAATGAGCATTGCTTTTCATGAGCTCGTTATCAGCAGCCTGCATTTGGTCGCTCGCCTTGCCTCGGTAATGCGTATTGCGCTCTTCGACCGTTTCCTCGGGAATACGAGCAAGAAGAAGGCCTCCCACGCTGATCACGCCAGCATGTCGACCATCGTCCGACGTTGGAACCGGGAAGTCAGGGTACTCGTCCGCACGAACCAGTTCGTACCCCTCACGGAGACGACCTGCGATGTTCGTACGATCTTCTACCCCACCTGCCGAAGCTCGGATCCAGCGGTGCTTGTAACCTACAGGGGCCGGAGGCGCATCCAAGCGAGAAGGCGGAGCCCATGGCTTACGTCGCGCAGACTTTCCACGAGCATCAGCTTCTCGGGAAGTGCGATTAAGGGTTTTAACGTCGCTCATGTTTCCTTACTCCTTCACGTACTTGGCGTATTCCTCAAGGGGAACGCCCAGCTTTTTAGCAATTGCCACTTGACTAGGGGTCAACTTGACAGTGCGGCGTGCAGCATTGTTTACCCCGGTTGAACGGGAGGCGGGTGCTACGGTCTGCACGGATCTCGTAGCCCTCTGCGTACCAGCATTGTTTTCCGCAAACTTATGCGGAAACGACTCTCTGATACGTTTGTCAAGTTCATCATAGTACTCGTCCGAGCTCGGGTCAAATCCCTCAACTTGGATTAACTGACGATGAATTCCCCAAGCGGCGTGGGTCATGACGTTATCTCGCCCATACCACTTGTTTCTCTCAGCCCATTCCTCGACGCGAGGATCGACCTGACGCGGCTGTTGTTGGACGGGCTGTTGAGCCGGCTGCTGGGCCGCCGCTTGTTGCTGCGCGGCCCACGCTGCTCGCTGCTGGTTGGCCTGATCGATCTGGTTCTGCTCGTACGTCAGAGACGCCAGGCGCTGCTGGGCCTCAGTCTCCGTATCCACGTCGCCCTCTTCACGAGCCTTGCGGATAATCTGCTTGAGCGCCACGACCTGCGTCTCAACGCGGCCCTTGGCCTCCGTCAAACGCTCTTCGTCACTCCTGAGATACTGCTGCTCAAGCTGCTGCGCACGAGATTGCACCTGCTTGGCATATTCCAAGGCCGCCTGCTCACGGCGCTGCGTCTCGCGCAGGCGCGCGGTCAGCTTGTCGATACGCTTCTTGACGTTATCGCTGTACTGGTCAAGCTCTTTCTCAGGGGCGGCAAACTCGGCTTTGGTCGGCTCAGACGTTTCTGGAACGACCTTCGCCTCGCCTGTCTCAGCCACCTCCACGGTGGCAGGAACTTCGTCCTCGCCAACGTTAAATTCTAGCTGTTCATTCATACGATCTCTCCGTTACCACATGTGAAGGACGTCTTCGGGATCGGCAACCTTGCCGAGCACCTCGTCGTCGTTGATCAGGCGAATCTCGCCACCGTCGATAGGAATACGCGCGCCGGCGTAACGGCCAAAGATGATCCAATCACCGACCGCGCACCACGGGCCGGTGGGAAACTTTGACTCGTCGTTGTAAGCGAGCGGACCTACCTTCAGGACGTAGCCGCACACCGTGCTGACCTGCTGCTTGCGCTGAGTTTCCTCGGCAAGCGCGATACCGCCCTTCGTCTTATCCGCACCACGGTACGGGAGAATAGCGATACGCCAACCGGTCGGCGTTGGAATGCGGTCCAACACGGACTCGTCCAACTTTTCCGGCTTCAGGCCTTCGCTGGTGTACGCATCCTCCAGAGTCGGAACTCTGGTGGCTTCCTCCTCCTGCCACTTCTTTTCCAAAGCGGTCAGCTCTTTGACTTTCGTGCTCATAAGTCTCCTGTCAGGTTAAAACCGGTCATCTGAGTGCTTCTTCAGCAAATCCCGCACGGAATCCTCAACCAGCTTTAACCCTTCGAGACGACCCATCATGAAACGATAACGCTCCATGTCGGCAATGCTGCCGTTAAGGACGATGCTCTCAGAGCTCTCACGGAGCTTTCTGATTTCTTTCAGTACTGCTTCTGCAAATTCAAGCATGGTGGGGTTCCATGAAAAGCAAAGGGTTTTGCGCACCCCCTGAAGCGCTTCAACTTAATAAATCTTGACTGGGCGATTGCCGTCCTTCTTCTTCACGACCTTGGCAGGGCCCATCACGCCGCCCTTGCCCATGTTGCGTGACTTGCCGGCCTTCGAATACGCAATGGCTGCCGCCTGCTTGGTGGCCTGCTTCACGCTGCTAGGCTTGCTGGTGCCGATCTTGCCCTTCTTTTTGAAGGAGCTGACCATCTCACCAATGTTTGAGCTAATCGTCTTTTGGCTTGAGCCACGTTTGAGCGGCATATCAACCTCCTTGCCGTGCTGCCTGCAATTGCAGGCGTTCTCGATCGATCTGCGTTGACTGTTGCAGCTTCTGCTGCTCGAGTTGCAACTTCTGTTCGTTGAGTCGGATCTTCGCCTGATCGGCAGCAGCGCGCTGCTCGATCTCCTTTTCCTTGAGCGCGACCAACGGGTCTTCGCCACCGCCTGCGGTGCCAGCAATCTGGTCCTGCAAGGAGCGAACTTCCTGCATGTACTGCGCGACCTTGATCGCGACCATGCCTTCCTTCTGAATGGCCGACACCATGCGATCCGGATCCGTTCCGTACATCTTGAATAGATCGGCCTCGACATCTTCCTCGGCCTTCAAGCGCACGTGCTCGAGAATGTGCTGCTGAAGCACCATCGCGGCCATCGGATTGCTTTGAAGGATCGGCGAGAGGCCCATCATCAAGTGCGTGGCGATGTGCGCATCGTGCTGCTGGCCGGCAAAGGCCTTGAGCTGCATGCCGTTCAACACCGAAGCGTTCTCGGTCGCAGGATCACGCGGCATCTGCGTGTGCTGCGGCAACAGGATGCCATCGATGTCACGCACGTTGAGCGCCGCGTACACGCGGTAGTACGCCTCGTACATGTTGTGCATCTGCGGCGCGCCTTGGGCGAGCTGCAATTGCATCTGTGCGAGCTGGATACGCTGCGCGGTACTGAAGATGTTGGGATCGGCAACCGGAAGCACCGACACCATCTTGTTGAAGTCAGCGCGCTTGATCTTACGGCTCGCACCCGGCACTTCGTACGGGTACTCATCCGGCAGATACTCGGCAAAGCCTTCGAACAGCAGCCGGAACTCCATCGACTGCGCGTAGTGCAGTCGCTTGTGAATCGCCGACATGACCATCGAGCCACGCTCAAGCAATGCGAGCGTCGTTCCGACCTGCGCGTACTGGTTTCCGTCACCAACCTGCATGTCCGCAGTGCTGGAGAGGCGCTTACCGGCGTCAACAAGGAACCCAAGCAGCGCGAACAGCACCTGACTCGGCTCTTTGTACGGCAACGGCAAGAGTGACGACGAAAGTTCCGCGCCACCGGCGTCAATGTCACGCCATTCGCCCGGCTGGATCGGATCAGAGTCGTCCGCGATTCGCGCGCCACGGGCTTTGAAGCCAGCAGGCAGGTTTGCGAGCGTGCCGGCGTCAATTAATTGACGAAGTGCAGTCGTTGCAGACTTCGAAAGGCTGCCGACCAAGTGCACAAAGCCCAAACCGTACGCGCCAGGGCCTTCCACGAGCACGTAGTGCACGTAATAGTTGCGACGACGCTTGAGCGGATCGTCTTCCTTCCAGTTTCGGCGCACACCAACAACACGAAGCGTGTCATCGGCCAGCGTAACGACGTACGGGAGCTTAATTTTGGTCGGATTGCCACTCTCGTCCAGGTCTTCAAAGCCCGGAATGTCCAAATCGACCAACATTTCCAGCAAAAACACTTCGCCAGCGCTGTCTGTCGGCTGAATACCGACCACTTTATCGATCGCAGCCTGAATTTGGCTCGGATCAACAGGCGTCGGCTCCAAATCCACCGGCACATCAAGGTATTCGCCAGCCAAAACACGCTTGCGGAACTCGTTGGAGTCCATCGCAATGCGATGAGTAAGGCGCGGACACTGCGAAATGACACTCGACCCGTTGTACGGGATGTAAATGTCGTCGGCCAGGCACAGTTTGGACACCATTCGGCCCAACTGAGCGTCGTAATAGACCTTCTTGAACGTCGAACCACCGTATCCGGTGTAGTACAGGAGCTGATCAAACTCCGGTGTGTACTCTTCCATCACCGTGGTGATCTGGTAATTCATGAAATCCTGCACGCGCGAGGCCTGCTGGAACTTGTCCACGGTCTCTTTGCCCAGGATTTGCGTGCGGACAGGGCCGCCAGCCGGCATTAGCTCACGGAAAGCCTGTGCCTGGAACTGAATGATCGCCTCTTGCAGCATCGGATGCGTCGCACCCGAGGCACCACGGAAGGGTTTCGTGCGCTCTTCCATGCGCAAGCCCAGCAGATCCAGCCCCTTGGCGTACATCTGCTCCCAATCCGAGCGCGATCCCTTGTCGGCCTCGAACATCGAGGCCACGTCGATCGAAATACGGGCCAAGGCTTCCGGCTCAAGGACCTCGGCCAGGTTCGCATAGAAGTCCACTTCCTGCGCTTCGGCCTCGCCAATCTCCACTACCGCGCTGCCATCGTCCTCAAGAACGATCTCAATGTCCGGGGCAGCCGCTTCCTCGTCCGCTACCACGATGATGTCTGTGGCAGGGGCTTGGTTAATAGCTTTATCAATTGGCATGTTGATATCCTAGTTGATCGGAGTTGTTTTAACAACTCAACTCAGTCTTCATCGCCTAAGAGCCGGCGGCGCATGGCTTCGATAAAGCCGGGGTTTTGTTCACGGCGCAAAAGCCTTTCCATGAGCGCGGGATCTTGAACGCCACGTCGCAAAAGATCGTTTGGGGGACGAAATTCTGGAGCCGGCGGCAATGGGTTGATTGGCAACTGGCCGATAGGCTGCGGCGCTCCTAATGCGCCACGTAGGTTAATCGGAGTTTCGTTTGCCTTTTGCTTTTTATACGCCAAGACTTCTGGTGGAAGGAACACTTCTGCTTCGTTGATGCTGGTCACGCCGATGTCGTTGAACAAGTCGACCAACGCAAGACCGTATGGCTTTGGCATTGTGTTTCCAGTCGCACGTCCCGCGCCGCGAATTTGCGTTGCGACCTTGGGAGAACCGGGAATGTCAAAGACCTCAACTGTCGTCACTGGACGGCCGCGCTCATCACGAAGCGAATAGATCTTAACGTCCCCTTTAACAAACTCCTTATGCCTTTTCGGTCCGTAGCCACCGCCTTCTGCAAAGCCCCCCACAGAGTGCCCGACGTACGCGCCTTCAATAGTTGTAGCTTCCGGATCAGTAATCCTGCGCCAAGTAAATCCTGGGTACTGCGATTCCTTTCCGTAAGTGACAATCGGAGCACTAACCCCCTCTAAGAACACCTTATCCGGGACAGGCTTGTTGTCACTAATACGTTGAACAAACTGCTTGCGTTCGGCTATTTCCTCTTGCAGCTTGAGTGAGCCTTTCACCGCATCGTCAAAGCGGAGGTTCTTGATTTTCTCAGGCGATAGCGTACGTAGATACCTGACCAGCTCCTTCGGAGCCAACATGGTGTTGAGCTCTGACCTTGGGTTGATGTCGTAAATTGGTTCGCCCTTTTCAATCGCCGTGCGAAATGCCTTTGGCAATTTATTCGGGTCTTGTAAAAACAATTCCTCTAGGCTGTTAGGCAATCCCATGTAGTCAGCAGTTATCAGAGGGGATTTCGTCTTGTCTGCGGCCACGAACTTAGGGCTCTTGTAGCCGACTAAACCAATGGATTGATTGATCTGATCCCTAGGAACTCCTTGATCTATTAACTGCTGAATCGTTGAATCCCTTAGTTCGGATTGCTTAGTTCCAGCTTCATCACTAGCAAGGGAATCAAACCTAGGCGACCCAATGGTGTCCCTGCTGAACACCGCACCACGCATGCCGGTCATCATGTCGTAGATTTTGTTGATGTCGCGCAGTGCTTGCGATGCTTCGGCGCTTGGATAGAAGCGGCTCTCTCCGGTCTCGGGATTGACTCGCGTCTTTCCTTCCTTGGCCGCTTTCGTCATGTACGACGGAATCCTGCCAAACTTCTGCAAGTCCTCGTTTGTTAGTTTGCCCGAAACGATCCCCTTCATGATCGGATCGTCTGGCGTGCCGTACTGACGAGTGAGGTAATTTCGCGCCTGGCTGTTAAAGAAATTCATCATCGCCGTCTTTTGATCCGGCGGAGCTTCAACAGCCTCAATGTTGGTCGACGCATTGTTAAGGTACTGCGGGACATACCCCATAGGCTTTTCGCCTGGGATATCCAGCACCATGCCTTGATTGCGAGGACGCACGACCTGCGAGACAGGTCCTGTGCTCGGTACACGCGGAAGCGGTGTGACGTTCTCCGCCAAAAACTTTGTCATGCCAGCAGGACTTGAGACGGCTTCTTTGCCGTACTCGGCCAACGCTTTGGCCGCACTCTTTGCGGTCTTTACCGGCTCCTTCGCCGCACCTTCGAGTGCCAGCACTGCCGCATCGTACGCAGCAGTGTCATAGGGATCAGCCGTGCCACGCAGCTCTTCAGGGCTCTTCTGGCGCTGACGCTCCATGAAGCCGCGAAATACTTTGTAGACCTGCTCGGGCATCTGCGCGAGCCCTTCGTACACATCGACGATGGCCTCGCCACCGACTTGCGACAAGAACTCCGGATCGTACTGGCGTGGATCGCGCCACGTTCCCGCATTAGGATCAGCCGGCTGCGGCTTACCGCTCGCCGGTCTCGGGACGATCCTGCTCAGATCCTCGGCCATCACTTCTTCCTTTTGACTTCAGGAGGCAAGGTGATGTTAACCGGGCGATCCACTCCCTTGTAGGTGGCGTACTTAACAAGCGGGTTAGTCTTCTCTGCGACATCGCCCGTGTAGTCGTATCGATCCTTCACGACCAACGTGCCATCGGGCAACCGCTCGTACACAAACTGCCCGAGCGTGTTACGCAGATTGCCGGACTCGCTCATGTTCAGGTCGCTATCCAACATCGCCAACGGCATGCCCGTCTTTGGATTGCGACGACGGATCTGCTCACGGTGATGCGCGTAGTCCACGACGCCCGGCAGCGGCTTACCCGTCTTCTCGCTAAGGACAGGGTTCTTCTCGGCGATAGCGATCAGCTCACGCAGCTTCGCAAGTTCTTGCGCAGAGAAACTTCCTTCGGTCAACGGTGCGCGCTGTTTCCTAGGATCACGGACGGACTCAGCATACGTACGAACCTGCGCGGGAGCTCGCTCTAAAAACTGCTGAAGTGCCATTGCTATACCAGGAGCAACCGACTCTCCGCCTTTGGCAAACCGACGCGCGACTAACGGGCCAGCACGATCGAGCGTCGAACGGGTGAGGTTCTTGCGAGCAAGGTTGTTCACGTCTTCCTTCTTGCCCTTGACCTGCTCCATCAACGCAGCGAGCTGCTCTGCTGCTGACCCTTGGTCCGTGGACCCTGATCCTTTGCCAGCGGCTAACGACTCAAGGCTCATGCTCATCGCCTTACCGCGATCGGTCGCAGCAGACTTCGTAGTAGTGCGCTTCACGCTACGGGCGTTCGGCGACACACGCACTTCGGTCTTCTCCTGCGCCGGCATGCTCGCGAGCAACTTCTCAAGCTCCGCCTTGGCAGAGTCGTCTTTATCCGCTTCGCCGCCTTCGGCAAAGCGCATCAATGCGCCGCCCGGTGACAAGATGCGATTGCCCAAACGATCCGTGTAGTAGCCCAACCCCTGCGCACCACCCAAAACGGTGGGCGAGAGGTTCGGGTTGTTGGCCAGCATTTGACCGACCATCGGACCCTTGTACGACTGCATCGGATTGATGTTCGAGGGCAACGTGCCAGGGAGCATGGCTCCTGGGACATTGCCAAAGAACTGCGGCTGGCCAGGAGTAAACGTGGCTCCCGGAACGCCAGGCAGCGGAACCGGCTTCGGCGCAGTGGCCGTGCCAGGAGTGCCGACGTTCACGCCGGTCGTCGATACGATCGGCGAGGTTCCCGTTGTGGGAGTAGTGGATGGCGCGCCAAGGTCCACGCGGCCTTTCGAACCACCGAACAGATTCTCATACGCCTGCATCAAGGACGACGGGGCAGGGGTCACCTTACCCGGAGGGGGCGGAGTGTCCGGTGTCTTGGGTGGGGTAGGCGGAGTGTCCGGTGTCTTGGGTGGGGTAGGCGGAGTGTCCGGTGTCTTGGGTGGGGTAGGAGGTGTGACGGTGATCGGCTCACACTTGCCAGTGACCGTGCTACGTACCGTGCCTTCCGGGCAGCCGCCGATGTTGACCGGACGGCACTTGCCCGTTGCCGGATCCAGCTCATAGCCAGGACCGCAGTCCACCTTCGGGGGAGTAGGCGGCGTTGTGGTCGTCGGGACGCACCTGCCAAGAACCGTGCTGTAGACCTCGCCTTCCTTACAGGTTTGAGGAGGCGGAGGTGGGGGCGGCGGAGGCGGAGGTGGGGGCGGAGGCGGTGGTGGCGCAGCCGGAACGCACTTGCCCGTCACCGGGTCCTTGACCATGCCGATCGCCGCACAGTCCACTGTCTGCGGAGGTGGGGGCGGTGGCGGAGGAGGCGGTGGTGGAGGTGGGGGCGGAGGCGGTGGGGGCAGTCCTCCGGTTGGCAAGCATATACCACTTACCGGGTCGCGCCTGTTTCCTGGCAAACAGCCGTCGTCCTTCGGAGGCGTGTCGGGCTTGGCTGGGCATTCTTGATTGACCGGGATGACCGATCCGTCCCAGCAGGTCTTGGTTTCTGCCGCAGGCGGAGGTGGCTTGTCGTCCTCCTTGCCAATCCGCACGCAACGCCCCAGCGCGTAGTCGAACTCCATGTTCGGAGGACACTGACGACCGGGCTCGCCTGCGCGCCGTCCCATGTTCGGGATCGCAGAGGTGTCGAGGTTCGGGTCGAAATAGACCGGATTTACCTTGCCGTCCGGCAAGCGCATGTCAAAGAACGGTTGGTTCGGGTCGCCGGTGAAGTTCATCGCCGGCTGATCTTGATATCCGGCCTGACGGAACTGCGCTGCAATGGCGTCGAGATCTGCTTGCGTCACACCAGGCGGAAGGCCAGTCGTCTCCGGAGCCGGCGCTACCGCCGGGTTTGGTCCTTGAGCCGCGAGCAATTCTTCAATCGACGTCGGCATCGACATCTCCGGCCCAACGCCCACGGTCGCCGGAAC